CTTCAAACGTTGAAGCAAATTGCTTTCCGTTGGCAAGAGGACAGAGGAATTGCCTCTACTCTACAATTGTAGTTCAAGGACTTAAACATTTGGACACAGTGCAGTGATGGTAAGAAGGTAGTACTAGTGAGCTCTGTTTCACGCCCATCTTCCCACACAACCATTCCACACTGAGGAACGCTCAGCATTCTCATCCAGGCACACATGCCCTCAATTCACACTATGCGGGTACGACTATCCTCCTGGCAAGGCTGCTCTTGCGAGCGCCAACACTCCGATCAACAGAATCCTTCCCTCTCATTTGTGTGTTTCAGTGACACACGCACCTAGCGAACACTTTTCACGATTGCATGCTAGCAGCTTTCGACTCTGCCGAGTCTACTTGCCACCAAGCACGCGCGATAGCCGCGAAGCCATCGATCGTGATATGTGCACAGATCCCGCCAGATCCGTTCGAGTCACGCCAGTACTCGATTCGTCGTCGCTCTCAGAAGCAACGACACCCGAAGAAGACGACTTCTCATCATCCTTCTTCATCTCCTGCATGAAAGTGCGCATCATTCGCACTTCATCACGCAGCTCAGCCAGCTCATCATCATCATCATGAGGACGAACACTGGTGACCAATGCCAATGGCAGCATACACACATACACATCAACGTATGCACCGGTCATACCGGTCAAGCCACCCACAGTCAGAGTTGCCCCTGTTGTATTGGCAGTGAAAGTTGCAGCGATCAAGGCAGTCGTACTGGTATACGATGCCGTTGTCGTAGCCGTATCTGCCTGCTGTGAAGCAAGCAGAGTACCGCCGTTGGTGACGACGAGAGTCGGAAGTGCAGCGATATTCGCATTCGCACAATTCCACATGATGGTAACGAGATAGTTGGCACCCTTGACAAGATACCCAACACCCGAAACTTCACCCACAGAAATACGCGTTGTTGTGCTGTAATCACCAACGACCGGCAGCGTACTACCAGTCTGCTGGACGAGAGTACCCGTCAAGCCCAGAGGAGCAGCTGTCGTAGCATTGCCCGTCTGGTTTGCACCATGACCAGCCACCAGGCCAGTTGTAGTGATAGCCGATTCCAGAACCGGCTCACTCAGACGCACACGATAGCGAACACGCAGTTCGCCACACACACCACCTGAGGTCGTACCAGATGACGACACATACAGGACTCCGGCATCATACGTCTTGATGTCGGTGTTCGCCGGCTGAACGCCAGGACGAACATATCGCGCAGGACCATCTCGAATGGCCTTGCAATCGATCGCGAGTCGAATCACCGGCTCGCAAGGCATACCGTCCGAATGCGGCACGGTATCCTCAACCTGCTGCTTGGTAGTTGGCGCAGCATCACTCGCATCATAATCGAATGACAGAATGATCTTGCCCGTCTGCCCAGCAGAAGCATACTCTGACACCTCTCGCTTGTAGTAAAACTCGAGCATCTCGAAGTCATACTTCTCATACAACTGCGCGATCTTGTTTCCACACGGAAACGTGCCAGACTGGCCAGGATTGCACACAAATGCAGTCGTGGCAAACGATGTAGTAC